GGCGCAGGCCCGACGTACAAGGCCTGACAATTGTAAATTACATTTGGCCTTGACATTATTTTTCCCCTTCATGAACGCTTGCGTATAATATTCCCGCTAAGAAGTCATCCACTTGATGCTCATAAGCAACATCTTGAACTTTCTTAACTCTTTCGTGGTTTCTGTCTGTGGGCTCGGCCGCATACCGTCCCGCCTTAGCCAACCAGTTAGGTGGATCCTCGTTGGCAATTACTATGTTAGTTATTTCTCGAGCTACTTCCTTTTGTTGCTTGCTTAACCTTTTTCGTTTATGAATCTGCCTTAATGAGGCTTCCACTTCCAAGTTTAACTTGTCTGAAAGGTTTAGATGTTCTTGAATTCTGGAAAGACTAAAATTAAGAGCGGCTTTCGTCCCTACTGGAGTTTTCTTGTCTTCGGTTTTGGGTTTCTTGGAACCCGGAGGACGACCCGTCATTTGCGCCATCTTAGCTCCTCCTATAAGGGGTTCGTATAACCCTTCATTCTTAAGTTCCTGAAATCTCTTTTGCGACTCAAGAGATTCTTCCGGAGTTGGGAATCTTCCTGACTCAATAGCCTGAACTCCTTCTTCCGCGGTAAGCACGCCAAGCTCAATCAAACGACTATAAATCCTCGAATAAACCGAGGTGTCCCTCAAATCAACCTCTTCGAAGTGAGCGTCAGGATAATTCTTGAATCCCATCTCTTTGGATACTCTCCTAATTTCCGGCATCAAGAAATTCTCCAGAAAGACTCTGCGTCCCTGTTTAAGCCTCTCCATAAACACCTGAACCTTTATGCTAGTATTAGCGAATTTTTCGTCACTCAACAGGATATTATTTAACCCCATTTGAATGTCTTGGTTGACGACATCGTACTTTTTGGGATCCAAAATATTACCAATGTCGGGAATAACAAATTTTGCTTCGGTGGTATAATCAGAAATTAAAACCCGACCCACAGACTCGTTCTCAAAGAGCTTCTGCATCGCCATTAAATTCTTTTGGTTGACTCCCCCTTCTTCGGGCTTGGTCCCCATGGTTATGAGGAGAATAGCTTGGTTAGTGGTTCTTGCGACCGCCATATCCATTTGTTTCATCTCCTGTTTCCAGTTGATATCTTCCAGTACTGGATACCCCATGGGTACGGCAAATGGTTCGTAGTCCTGCTTTTTATAGAAAACGGCAACCAACCTATCGGTGTTAAGGGGAATCGTTACGGCAGCCGCCCCTGTTCTTTTGGTATCTTTTATTAACCTCTTTGTTTCTTCCGGTAGGCTTTCGAACACCTCCTTCTGTTCGTCTGTTTGGGGATTTCGCAAGATTTGCAGTTCGTAATCGGTGACTACTTTGTAATAAACTCCCGAGCTAAACGCTATACTTCCTTGAAGTTGGATATCGGATGGATTAAGAATTATATACTTCGAGGGAATTTCAATGTTTTCATTGGCTTCGCTTAAACCAAAGGTTTGGTTTATTTTAAAAGCGTCGGCCTTTTCCATTTGCGAGTTAAACCGGTAGACAAAAACGTTACCAGATCTATAGTATTCCCGAAAAAACCGGCTCTGTAGATCATCGATATTTATTTTCCGAAATAACGTTTCAAAAAACTCCCTAGATTTACGACTTCCACCGGTATAATATAAATTACTTATGGAAAACTCGGTCATCAAGTCAATAGTATTTCTGAAAACAGAGAAGTTGTAATATGCTTTTTGACAAAGAATAATTGTATCCCGAACGTCTATGTTGGAATTATTAGAAACACCGTGGGAATACTTAAACGGTATCATCCCGTTTTCGATATTCCTAAAACGATCAGTCCTAACAATGTCTGCGGCTCTGTTCCTCCGTGTGCGCGTAGCACTAGCTACAGTTTCATGCTTAGCCATTAAAGGTTCCGCACCTTGTTCCGTTTTCTTCCTTACCGCCATCTTTTACTTTAAAATTACACCTAAGCTATCATTCTGGGAGTAAATGTATGATTAACTTGAGCTACCTTGGTATTTTTAATATCATTATAACCCTTAACGGCCCAGCTTCCCAACATTAACGTGGTGTAATTATCCTTTCTGGCTCTATTTACAGCAGTACTTCTCTTAAGATGCTGGGGTAGATCGAAGGTTTGGGTGCCTTTTGCCGTAGTCTTGACTTCTACAAGGGCACACTGTTTCTTTGATTGGTAAATTATGTCATCTTGAAATTCTATTAAGTCTCCCTTGTTTTCGTACGGCATTAGCTTCATGGGGACAGCTTGGGCCGAAACCTTGTCGAAAAAGCTTCCGCAGGCAGCTGTGCGCGAAGCGAACCATATTCTCTTATGGTCAATAGAAGCCTGTAGATACTCGTTAGCCTCTCGCAAAAAAGTGGTGGAAAACAACTGTTTGAAGCAAATTACATTTTCTTTTTTGTTATATTGCTGTTTGGCCGTGATGAGCATCTTTTGATAATCAACCCCTTCCTTATCGCTATTAAAATCAAAAAATTTAATGTGGGTACGTGAGCTTTGGAATAGCTCGGATTCATTGGCGCTGTCTATAAATTGGTATCCCGCGTTATCTATAATTATCATTGAGAAATTGAAGTGGTTGACTAGATAATGCAAGTATTTTATATGATCCTTCAAGTCCCCTCCCGCGACAGCGTAACCATGCACCAATGTAGAGAACGTAGTCTTTTCTTCGTCCAACTCTAACACAGACATAGCAAAAAAGTCGGAAGAGGGGCTATTGCTGAAACTTGGGTCAATAGCCAAAATGTACTCTTTATCCACTTCCCCCTTTATCAAAGTGTGCTGTTTCTCTCCGTCGGGAATGGTGCATTGATGCATTTTCCTTGCGCTAAAATAGCTATCGCTTCCGTCAGTAAACTGTGCCGCGTACTCTCGCATGAAAGACGAATTAGAAGCTCCCCCTGCTCGGGCTTCTTCAATAACGGTACTATCAATCATGTCGGCAGGAATAGAATCAAATCCCATTTGTGAAATAAAATAATTGGATTGCATAATATCATCTGAATAAATATTACCCATCCAATCCTTATATGTACGATAGAGGTTTTCAAAACTATAACTGGCGGAAGACAACGCTATCATCTTTGAATTGTTTTCAAATACAATCCTGTCTTTCTCTTTCATCTCCCCCTTGGCGATAAGGTCATCTTCCATTTCCCTTATCTTTATTCTCTCTGCCATATCCTGAGGAGCCACCAAGAATGGCATCAATACATTCTTAATAGTGTCTTCTGGTAACAACAAAAACTCATCGAGAACTAAAACGTTGGCGCGAAAACCCCGAATCTTTTCTCCACTTAAAGGAATAGCTGTGATTGTTCCCTCATTGATTTTCCACTCGAACTGATCGTTACGTTTAGACTTAGCACCGAAAGCGTGAGCTAACATTTGAGCTTCCTTGGACTCTACAATTTTTTCTATATTGTTAAAAATAAACCTAGCTGTACGAAAGGTCGGCCCCGCTATAAGTATCTTTGTTCGGGGTTCAAAAACACATTGAAGAAAACAATAAATAGCCGCAATAAAAGTTTTTCCGCAGCCACGTCCCCACACACACATACTAAAGTTTCTATTGAAGAATGCCTTCAGAGTTATTTCTTGGTAAAGGGCAAGTTTAATCCCCGACAAAAGCTCTGTGGTAAAACCAAGGTTAGAGCGCATGAACTTGGCTAGTGTAATCTTAGCCTGCCGATCCCCGAGTTCCCCCTTTAACGCAAGGGACTCCTTGTTTATGTCTACGATAGGTTTATTGTATTTGTCGGGGCAGTACCACATATCAATCCAAATACGCAATAAGAATCATTATCAACACTATTGCTATTGCTTCGTTATAGGTTAAACAAATATATCCCTTCATAATAATTTAAGATCATAGGCAAGCTGTAGATCGAACTTAATTTTTAATATTTTTGTTAGTAAAAGTTTCTTCACTATTCTTACGCATTCTACTCTTCCATCCACGAACAAAAACTGAATATGAGGAAATTCCTGAATCAACTCCCTCACGTTATGAAAAATAAAATCAGGGGTTACGCGGGTATTTTTTTTGTAGACATAAGGGAGTTTTTTAAATGCTAAACACTCTTCTAATTTTCGCTCAACAAGAATCACCATATACGCATCTTCTTCCGCCGCTCTTTTAATTTCATTTTTGAATCTTTCCAAACCCGAACTCAGCGTGCCTATAAGGTCTGGAACAGACTTTCTCTCAATATAACAATTACCTGTTTTCTTCTTGTCGTTAAGGCAGTAATCTCCAAATTTTAATCCCCTAACCTCGGTGGGGAAGTCTTTTATTTGCAAGGGGTTTTGTTCCCGCGAGTCAATGTATATTAAATGATCTTCATCAAACT